CCGACGGCACAAGCCGGAATAAGCAACGGTTGGACGGAATATCCTTCTCGCTCAAGGTCTTTACAGATGGTTTCGACAACATACTCTTGTCGTAACAATACTCTTTTTCGGTTATCTTCTCCGAAAAGAGAGGTTTGGCTTCCCACTTCAGTCTCCTTGCCGGGCTGAACCATTGTGAGGATTCCAGCAACGTTTTCACCAATAACCCAAGTGGGTCGGATTTCGCGTATTGCTCGTAACATTTCCGGCCAGAGGTAACGGTTATCATCCGCTCCCTTTCTCTGACCTGCAAGGGAAAAAGGCTGGCAAGGAAATCCGCCTGTGAGGACATCGATTCTTCCTTTCCATTGACTAAAGTCTGTCTTTGTAATATCTTCATAATGTTCTGAATCAGGAAACCAATATTTTAGTATCTCGTTGCAAAAAGAGTTTATCTCACAGTGAAAGGCATTTTTCCAGCCCATCCATGAAGCTGCAACGCTAGGGGCATCAAAACCGCTAAATAAAGAACCGTGAGTTTTATTCATCTTTATCTTAGTTATGAATATCAATTATCAAATATATGCGCAAACACACTCTTCTCGTCAGCCAGCTCCAACCCAAGCTGTGAAGGGAACCGCTTGATGTAATTATAAAACTCGAACATCTTCTTATCATCGTCTCCGCACCGGTCTACCAACAACCTGATAAACGCAAGAAGGCAATCGGAGTCGTTTCCAAAATTCTCCTGTGTGGAGAACTGGGTTTTGTCAACGTCTTGTTTCAATTTACGAATAGAAGCTATAGCTGTGTTGAAATTGCGTTTCGCATCGTGGCGCAACTCATAGCCTTGCTTCCCCATTTCACTTCTCGAATCATAGAGAAGGGTTTCTACAACATCTGTCAACACATAGGTTAAGTTGAGAGTCGTATTAAGATTTGTTGTTCCTACTAACATGATTTATTATACATTTATCGATTCCACTTATGCGCCATGAACTTTTTGATGGCTGCTTTACTTTAGTGTACAACGAGCAACGTTTGCATATAAGTTTCAGATGTCTTCCGTTGTAATGAATACCGTTACAGATTACCGGATAACCTTGAAGTATCATCTTCGTGAAGAGCCTTTTAATTCGATGACGTTAAAAAGCTGGAGAATCTTCTTCATCGCTTACCATTCCACTTGAAATGGGGATATTATCCAACTCATAAAAACATGTAGTACAAGCATTGAAGCCGCAAATAAATTTCAGCAAACCAATATTTCGACCTTTCGCAATATCTATCATTGCCGTACCTCTTGTATCTACGTGGGAAAAATCTCCCGGATATGATTTACCTTTCACTTCCGGACGGTAAACCAACATGGCCACATCTGCAGCTTCTGCTATCTGACCGCTATCCCGTAATCTTGCTAAAGACGGAACCGGATTCATATTGTCCCTGTTTAATTGAGATAAAGCAATAATCCAAATGTCTAACTCCTTAGCAAGATTCTTCAATCGCCTTGCCACATCTCCCATTTGTTGCTCCTTGTTGGCTCCCTTCATGTTTACGTTAAGAATCTGCAGGTAGTCAACAATAGCGCCATCTATTCCGAATTTAAGTTTCATATACCGGATAGATGAAAGAATAGTGTCAATATTGGAGGTGCTACGATCATCGAAATAAATACCCTTTCCTGATATTTTCCCGATTCCCTTGTCTACAGATTGCAACTGGGATTCTGTCAAACGGGAATACATGATCTCATTTGCCGGCACTCCGCTTTCCATGGAAAGAATACGAGCCGTTATTTGCTCTTTTTTCATCTCCATCGAATACATGGCTACCTTGGCGCCTAAAGATGCCGCATTTCGCATGATAGATACCGCTAGGCTCGTTTTCCCCTGACTAGTCTCACCGGCAATGATTATCAAGTCCGATTTTTGAAGTCCTCCCGATTTGTTGTCTATCTTCTCAAATCCGGTAGGAGTGCCGGTCAAAGGCTTTCCGCCATTCAAATTCTCGTTTATCATGTGATATACACTCTCAAGCCCTTCGTTTATAGTTGATATTACGCTGCTGCTTGATTTGAAAAGAGAAGATAGTTGGTCAGAAACAGTATTGGTTACATCCAATATATCCTCTGATTCAGTATATGAGTTTGAAACAAGATATTGCCCAATCTCATAAAATTTCCGTCTGATGGCAAGGTCATGGAGACGAGCGGCATACTGTCCCAAATCAAACGTTTGGTTAGAAGCTATGCTTACAAACAGATATGGCTCAAATTTAATACCGTTAGCAACCAGCTTATTCTTTACCGTAATCATATCCGGTCTGTCACCAGAAGATGCGACCTGAATAATTGCCTTATAAATTTCCTGATGAAAGGAGTTATAGAAGCATTCTTTGCTCAACATCTCCCTCACTTCTTCAAAAGCATCACGGTTTATCATTATAGTGCCAAGGACTAGCTTTTCGGCATCCTCATCACGTAATTGCACGTTAACTTCCATATTCTTTCTTAGCCCATTTTAAAAACGTCAGATATACGCTAGTATACTTTTTAGGAGCATCCTTGTAATTATCCATGCTTTGAAGTATATCAACTATCTGATCGTATGAATACTTCTTTTTTAGTTTCAGAAACTCCTCTTCGGTTATTTGTCTTTGAAGTTTAAGAACATTAGGAGTATGTTCTTTGAGCCATTCATTAAATCTTTCATAATCGGATTTTGGAGGACTTTCTTTCTTATCTACGTTAGTAGATTCTTTATTTATATTATTATCATTTACATTATCATTATCATTAGGTTTTTCTTTGGTTTCTTTTTGGTTATTGTTTGGTTTTTCTTTGGTTTCTTTCTTTAAAGGTCGACCACCTTTACAACCATTATCAAATCGTTTGTTATTCACATCAATTTGAGGTTTTATCAATGTGAAGATACTACGAGCAACCGGCTTTAGATTATCAGTTTCCTTACCATATAGGCTATACTCCATTATAGCCGTGTAAATCTCACCCTGAATATCTCTCTGCAAATCTTTGATTGCCTCGTAAAAACTTCTATAGAAAATAAAACTATCTCTCATGCTGCCTTCCCTCCCTTTTTGATATGTAATTTTATTAGGTAGTAAAGGTTAAATTCTCCACTTCTAGGGCATTTCGGAATGTGCTCTATCTCATTGATTACTTCTTTTATTGATTTCATATTAATACGCATGAATACAGTTTCTTTTGCTGTCGGCAACAAACCGACGGTTAAAGAAACTACAATAAACTACTCGTGGATTGCCTTTCTCGGTTGGAATTATTTGCCCGTTGTTGCATTTTGCACAGGTGTCCGGGCGGATAATATGCTTGTCGGATTTCTTTTTCATAATTAAAGTCACTTAGGGCTACCGATAAGTAGCCCTGTTGATTTATGCGGCATCTTTCCCTAGAAACTTATTCACAAAATAGATTTGCCCTTTTCCCGTAACCTTCGTTGTGGTGGTAACCAACACCGAACCATCCGGCTTAGTGATTGATGTTTTCTTCAATTCAAAAAGCCCTAATTTCATGGATTTCTGTGTCGGTTGATTGTAGTAGTCGCCTTTTTGGCAGAGATAGCCATTATCACGCATCCATGAGAACAAACGATTTTGACCGATATTCACACCGTTCTGCTGTAGTATCTTCGCTAATTCAGCGATCAAACAAGAACGTTGGGAAGTCGAGACCGCATCAGCAAAAAGAACTTTAGGAGCATCTTGTTGAATTTTACTTTCTGCTTCGATAAGGCGTTGCTCTTTTCGTTTCAGTGTTTCTTGTGCTACAATCAACGCACGTGCCATAATTTCTTCGGGAGTATCATTCTGCTGGGCTGTAATATAACCGCCATGCTTGCGGATTGAAGGTAATACTTCTTCGCAAACCCAATCTTGGAACTTTTCGGCATCCGGCAATTTAGATTTCATAGTCAGACGATAGACCTCGCTTTCCTTGCCGTACTTTATGTCTTGTACACCGCCATTTGTGGGGGTCGGTAAAATAACGACCCCTTTACAGTGTTGATTTACAGCATCGGCAGGTCTGCTATATCCAAGGACTTTTGCAACATCTGCCAAACAAAACAAAGGTTCATTGTTTTCATTTACAACAATTCTGATCTGACCGAATTGCTCATTCTGAAAGATTTTAATTTCATTCATATTATTTGATTTTAGATTTTACTTAATAAAATAGCTTCTCTCCCTTTTTGCGGAAAGTGAGGTAGCCCACATATAGGCTACCAAACACGATTAATATTTCAATCATGGCTGTTATCTTTTGATTATTC